GATATTGTTCAGCAGGGTGAAATGCTCTGAGAGGAAGGTATCCAGATCGCGGCAATCACCGGCGAGGATGTCGCCACGGACAAGATTGTGCACCTTTGCCTGGGCATAGGAGCCACCGGTAGCCACGGCTTTGGTGGTGAGGGTGTTGCCCAGAATGCGGCGGGTGATACGGTCGTCGCAAAACTCGCAAAGTTTGCTGTATAAATCGGCAGAGACATTTTTGCTATTGAAATCGGCAAAGTCAATAACAACGTTATCCGAGACCATGGCGGCCATGTCTGTGCCAAAATTTTGGAGCATTTCCCAAAGCTGGGTTTTTTCGGCTTCAGTGGTGCCCGGTTTGTATTTTGCTATTCTGGGTGGTTTGCCAAAGGTTTCGGTGAACTGTGCCCAGTTATTGAGGGCAAATGAGAAGAAGACATTGTATTTGACTGCGCTGTAAAGGATGGCTTTACCACGCAGGAGTGCGACAAATTTTAAGGGATCAGAGGGGAGGGGGTGATCTTCATTGTAGGCTGCGAGGCGTTTATCCAGGATGCGTAAATCTGCATCGGGGTATGAGATATATTCGGAGGGCATGTAGGTGGAACCATCGAAGTTATAGGCGATTTGCCGGAAGAGGACACCAGTGAGTTTGTATTGAAGGAGCATGTCTGACAGGTGAACGCCAAAACGCTTGATAATGGCATTAAAATAGTCTATCTGCTGCGAAGATAGCCCTGCTTGATTAAAACTCACTACTGCGCTTTTTAGGGCTTCTGAGCGGACGTCCACCCCATCGCCTGCAGAGTCATCTTCCGAGAGGAAGGTGTCATAGATGCGCAGGATGGGGGCAAGTTTGCCCATTTGGAGGGAAGTGCGGGCGTTCAGTATAGCGTCTGGGCTGATGGAATAGCGGATAGAAAAGGTAGATTGGGGGATGGTAACCGAAGTTAAAGACGGCTTTTTGGGATCGGTTTTTTTGGCAAAAGAAAAGATACTCATGGGGACTCCTTGTTTAGTGAGATTTACAAAGTGAGAGCTTCGCAGTGAGAGGCTTCGCCAGTGAGAGGCTTCGCCAGTGAGAGCATTATTATAAACCCATAAATTTATTGCTGTTATGGGAGGAGAGGGAACGGTATTCCAGGGGGCGTCCAAAGTTTTTGAGGGCTTCGAGAGCACCGTTAAGGGCATCGGGGCCGTCATCATTGGGGTGCGAAGGGAAGCCAAGGAGCTGTTCTTCCAGTAAGAGGGTGTCTGAAGTTTTATTGGCAGGGAAGAGCACCCAACCCCATTCAAACAGGGGTGTGATGGATTCGATGCGCTGATCTTTGGGGAGTTTGTTGTCTATGCCGGTAACCGGTAACAGATATCCTTGGGTATCGGAGAGGGGTGGAATGAACTCCCAGAGGACTTTTTGCCAGAGGGTGGATTCCATAAAGATGCGGGTGTAAAACTGTTTATCCAGGCTGTAAAGTTTGAGGAGCATAGCATTGATGGAAGCACGGCGAATCCAGCAATCCAGGAGGTAATTTTTGCGCTCTGCCAGGCCCAGAGTGATAATGGCTTTATAGTCTGCGGTGGCTTTGCTGGAAAGGGAGGGATCACAATAGGTTACGATGGAATCGAAGCGTTCGGGCAGCCGATCATAAAACTGGAACCAGGCGGTGAGAAATTTGATGCCTTCGGTGATGGGATTCATCATATAGTGACGTTGGAAGCCGATGGAGCCTACGGCTTGTTCGATTTTACGGAGGCCTTCCAAGGTATAGGCTTCCGGCCAAAGAGGAGAGCCGTCTTCCAAAATGGCACGGTAGAGGATAAAGCGGATTTGGGGGTTATCCTTGTCATCTTCACAGTCTTTTTTAAACAGGTTTAGGGCACTATCTGCATGGGTTAGATTCCCCAGCCAGATCACCACACCCTGGTCGTTGGCAAGGGGTAAGGCACCAAAGGCTTCTTCACGGACGTAGTCTTTCTTTTCGCGGGCAATGCTAATGTTTTTGGCATTGTGGCTTTCAAAGTCGTCGATCACGATATAATCCGGACGGTAAAAGCCAAAGACTTTACCGCGGATCGGCTGGCGATAGCCCAATGCCAGGCAGCGGCAAGAGCCACGCACAATGTAATCTTCATCCGCCCATACAGTGGGAAGCGAGGTGCTGAAATCCATGAGCAAACGATCATTGTAGGCAAGCTCCGCGGCGATTGATCCGGTGCGTTCTTTGGCAAGGTCTTCGTTCTCTGCCACTGCCACAAAGAAGTGAACATCGCCGCGAAGCATTAGCCATATAGGCTTTATTATTGCAAGATTGATGGTTTTGCCATGTGCCCGGGGGGCAGCTATGGCGGTAATAGTTTTAGGCTCATTGGTGGCAGCCAAGATTTCACGGTGGAAGGCTCCGAAGGGTTTATTGATGTGCTGGGGAAAGTAAGTATTGGCAAAAAACTCGTAATCTTCCAGGGCGCGACTACTGCGATTGGCAATGGAGAGGGGATCAGAATCAGCAAAAGGCAAAGCGCAGCATTTGATGCTGCTGATAAGCTCTTCAATTTTTCTTTCGTATTCTTTGGCCGTGATATTCTGCATGCTTATTCCTTCGCTGAGAATACATTTTTGAGGTGAACAGAGAGAGGTTTAAGGTGTTTTTGCCAAGCTTTTGAAAATTGTTGATCTCCAGAGCGGTTAACGTAGTCTGTGATAGCTTCCTGTATGCGATATAGGGAATTCAGGATTTGGCGATTAGGGGCAAGGCGATCCAGGGATTTGGTTAGCTTGGCCAGCTTATCTACATCCGCGGGATTGCCAAACTGCTCGGAGGCACACATCTTTTGCACAAGCTTGTATATTTCCTGCTCCACGTTGCGGGCTACTTCCATATTGCCAATGCGGAGATAGGAAGTCCAATCACCTTTGCTTTTCCAATTATAGATTGTTTTAAGGGGGACAGAAAGCAGGATGGCAATATCGGCAAGTGGCTTGCCTTCAATGAAATGCTGAAGGGCGCAGTCTTTGGTGGTTTGAGAAAAGGCCATTATTTTACTCCTGATTTGGCAAATTCTTTTTTGGCATAGGTGCGGATCATTCCCATGAGGGAAGCCATAGTGGTGGAATCGACAAACATGTATGGCCTGGCCGGAATTTTGACCGAGCGTTTAAGGGCATACAGTGCTTCGGCTTTTCCGCCTTCCAGAGAACGCATAATACAGCCCTTCGCTATAAAGGTGTTAGTAAAATCACGGGGTTTGCGAACGGCTGCTTCCGGGGTTAAGGGGATTGCCAGATATTTGGCACGGAAGGGCAGAATGGTGCCACCTTCATGATGGATCCGTGCATATTTGAGATTTGTGCCGATGCGGACAGTATTGCCGGTTGCCAGGTATGTGATGGAATTGATTAGATGTGTTGTTTGAATCAAGGTTTTGCCGTCTTTATTGGTTTTTGGGGTTATCATACCTTTGCGAATCCTGTCTTTGATATCCCTGCTGACCACAATGCCGATATTAGTAAGAAGCTGTTTCACAGGCTATCCGCGAAGGTGCGCGTGGCAACAGAATACTTAAGATCGAAAAAGCTATCTGCCAGGGGATCAGCAGCGGTAAGCTTCAGGCTGCCTTTGGCGATTTGGGTAAGAAGCTTCAGGGCATTGTCGTAGTCGTCTTTTACGTGGGCAGGGATGTCTTTGGCTTGCTTTTGCGCCCACATGGTTCGAACCGCAATATCGGTGGCAATTTTGGTGATAAGCTTTGGCACAGCGGTGAAGGGGAGGGTAACAGCGGAAGCAAGATAGCCATCTATGGTGTTATCTGTTTCGGTGAGAATGCGGTCAACATCCTCATCACTCAGGTTTGCCAGGAGCATAGTGCTGAACTGGCCTAATTGGAGGGTAACTGTTTCGGTAGTGGTGTACATAATCCTTAAGTCCTTATACTGAAAGAAAGTTTATAAACAGAGAGTCCTGGGAAGATGCCGAGCCACTCAAATCCATCCAGAAGGATGCGTCCGAAGTAGCCGGAGACATTAACGGGTTTAAAATGCAGGGCACTCGACACAGCATCAAGGATATCCAGCATATTGTCCGGGCTGGTATGCATAATATGCTGACTTACCAAGTAGATGGTAACTCTGTAATCCAAATCCAAGCTTTGCTGTGCTGAGCTGGTGCCTGCTTCAATTGCCACGAAGGCTGCGGGAGGGACGATCACAAAATCTGAGACATCCTCGAACTGGCCATCATAAGGCTCTACTTGGGACAAGCTTAATCCTGGCTCGCGAAGGTAGTCCAGCAAGGCAGACATAATATCTTTGGTAGGCATTAAAGCACCTTCTTTTTCCACATTATTTACCCAGGCAGGATAGCAGGAGAATGGCAAAAATGAGAAAAAGTATCGTAAGTTACTATATAAATCACACACCAAGGGGCAAAACGAGGTATGATCGCACTAACTTAGACGAGGCCAAAGAGGTGATAAATGAAAGTATTTAGCATGAGTAACGCCATAGACACGCTGCCGACTGAGGTACACATAGTCCCGATAGGTGAATGGAAAGAAAGGGGCTTTCGGGTAACGAAAGCTGATTGCGAAGACATAATTCGCAACTTCCAGGCATTCGGGATAAAGCTGGTAATAGACTATGAGCACCAAAGCCTTAACTGCACAGCCAATGGCAATCCTGCTCCTGCTGCGGGATGGATTGGCAAGCTTGAAAAGCGGGACAATGGGGTATGGGCAACGGAATTGGAATGGAGCGCAGCAGCCAAGCAATTTATTGAGGATAAGCAATACCGCTATCTAAGTCCTGTAATCTGTTTTGATGACCATGATCCACATACCGATACCTGGATCGGATGCAGCCTGCATAGCGTGGCACTGACCAATACTCCCTATTTCCGTGATGATCTGGAACCAATAATCAACAGTAGATACAATGCAAATAAAAACCATAAACAGCCTGCGCAAGCGGGTGCAAAGGAGAACACAGATATGACTCTTGAAGAGAAAATCGCTGCGCTCGAAGCTGAAAAAGCAGAGCAGGCAACCGAGATTGAGGGCCTGAAGGCAGAGTTATCCACGCAAAATATTGCCTTGCAGGAGCAAACAACCGAAAAGCTGGTGAGCGATGCAATCGCCGCCAAAAAGCTGCTACCCGCTCAAAAAGAAGTGGGATTAATTGTTGCCAAACAAGGGAAGGAAGCCTTTGACAAATTCATTGCAGTCAATGTGTTACCTGACCTTAGCAAGACGACAGATGTACACGGAGTTATCACGGAAGGCAATCCAACAAAGTATGAGGATTTGCTAAACGATCCAGCCAAAATGGAAGCATTAAAAAAAGAAGCGCCAGAGCAATTTGCGGCGCTTCGCAAGACCTTCTACAAAGGAGAATAAGATGGGATTTATGCCGGAACTATGGGCAGATAAGACCCTGAACCAACTATTAGCTGCGTTGAAAACAACCCAGCGCATCGTGAACAGCGTTACCGATTATACCCCCTTTACCATTGGGCGCAAAGCGAGCGGCTATAACGGTCCCAAGCTTGGCGCATTAACGGTGCAAAGCTTGCCGGTAACCACACCGGATAACCCTGCACAAACAGCGATCAATTTCAGCTTCGACCAGAAGAAAGGCGTAGTATTCCAACTGAGCGACATTGACCGAGCACAAGCCAGTGTGGATATGCTGGCAAGCTGCAACGAAGAGGCAGTGAATGCGCTGTTGGATGATTATGACAGCTTCCTGCTGGGGAAAATGGTTGATGGGCTGAGTGGCACGAGTGGATTTAAGAACACAATCAGCGACACTACAGGGCACAAGCTAAGCCTGGCTGACATCAGGACAGCGCGCAAAAAATTAAATGCCATGAAGGCACCTTTGAAGGGGCGTTATATGGCGGTTGATCCTGAATTTGAAAACGATTTGTATGACATCCCCAACTTCGTTTCCCGGGACAAAATTGCCGATACCAGCGCTATGAAAGATGGCGTGATAGGGCGTGTGATGGGTTTTGACGTGCTGTTGGCCGACGTTCCCAAGGTAACCAATGCCTGGAGCAGAACAGCAGGTACTTTACCAGTTGCTCTGTTTTATAGCAGCTTTTCCACTGGTTTCGGCCGCCAAAAAGAGTTCGAAAGCAAGAGTAGCCCTGACGCCAAGATACCGGGCGACATCGTGAACATTTACAGTGTTTATGGTGGCGTGGTTCAGGATGACACCATAATAGTCGGCTATCGCCGTGACGTGTAAGGGGAGGAAGCCATGAGAAAGAGCAATCTAACCGCATTCTTCCTACTTCTGGTAGTTACCCTCTGCTTCTTAATTCCTACGGAGGCTCGGGCTGAAACCCTGAAGATGGACGATAATGGTGTGCCTATTCCAATGGCCCGTTACTTCACCACCGTAAGCGATAGTATACCCGTTCAAGCTGCTGCTGTGTATGACAGTGTGGCTGTGCCCGCAAATGCAGCCGAAGTTGTAATTACAGGACGGCATCAGGCATTATATGTGAAAGCTTCGAGCGCGACCACAGTTGTTGCTACAGAGTGGATATATGTGCCGAAGGATGTGCCGTATAAGCTCCCTGTGATGGATGCCATATATATATGCTATAGGTCTGCCACGGGTGCTGCCTCGATACAGCTTGCCTGGTTAAGGATGTAAGCAATGAAACGACTTTTACCGATCCTGATTCTGCTGCTCCTGATAGTGGCGCCGGCTTTACTGCCGGCTGCCACCTTTTGGGATACAGCCGGGACACCGATAACCCAGATTTTGAGCCTGGTGCTGATGACATTGGGCGTCCCCTTGCTGGTGAAGCTGGGGAAGAAATGGGGGCTGACGATTGATGAACAGCTTGCCACAGATGCCATCAATGCGCTGATTAATATCCTGGTAAACATTGATATTGGGAAAAGCGGGGATGGCGATTCGGCGGCTAAAAAGCGAATGGCAGTAATAACAGCGAACAACACACTGAGCAATGCGCAGAAGGACGTGCTGATAAAAAAGTACGGGACGATTGAAGCTGCGGTGCAGGTGGCGTTTGAGCGAAGTAGCCTAAATAAGGTAGGGAACAAATGAAGATATTTTTTAACCGCATCTTTTACCGGGCCGCGACAACCCCAATAACGATCGCAACCACGGGTGCCACCTATCCCAACTACACCTTCAGCGGCTGGTCGCCTTTGCAGGGTGTGCGCGGTGTGGCCAAAATCGGCAAGGAACCAGACGGCGAAGAGCCGGCCGACGGCGGACAAACTCAATTGGCAAGCGGGGAGCAAATCCCTGTGGAGATTGAAATTACCGGCTTCACTGCTGCGGAATATGCCACAATCCGCACCGCATTCCTGAACGTGAAGAATGACGTGATGCTGTATGATGCCGATCAGCCTTTGCTGGCTTATGCCATCCACGGAATCCGCCTGTATCCTACCCCGAACTGGGAGAGTGCTGCGGAGCCGAAGATTGTGCTGAAGGGCACCCGTAAACACGGTGCCGGAGCCACAGACCCGTTGGCACTTGTTACTGTTACGGTAGGCTAAGTGGCCGACAAAATTAATTGCAGATTGGGGCGGGCAAGCAAGCTTGCCCCAATCAATTAATTGGAGAAGAAATGAAGTATTTTTACGACATATACATCCGGCCGGCAGGGGACTTTATCTCGGCCGACTCGCTGGCTGATGGCAATCCGTTAGAGCTGTTTGACCGCATTGAGCTGGCGGCGGCGGGAGCAAAGCTGACGATTGAGCCGCTTACGCGTGAAATAGGCGATGGCTTGCAATATGTGGAAGCTGAGAAAACAAACTTTGAAGCGGCTTCACTACGCATGACCAAGGTGGAGTATGCGTACTTGCGGAGTACCTTCCATAACAAGGAATGTGATGTGCTGCTGATGGACNNGATGTGCTGCTGATGGACAGCGCAGAACAGACACATGCCGTGGTGGCTCATGGGCTGCGGCTGAAGGTGCTGCTGCTGGCAGAGAGCAAAAACAGTGTGCTGATCAAGATTGCCGGTGACGTGGAATGCAGCCCAGGTGCAATGACATTGCGCTGCGCTCCGATATCCTGGCAGGAAGATGGCGAAGTCGGAATGCTGAGCGGGGTTATTCTCTCGCCCGACAAAACCCCGATGGAAGGCGCAATGGTTTCTTTGGCAGGCAGCGTTTGGATGGATGAGACCGACAAGGAAGGCAGGTATTACATTATTGCCCCGAAAGCTACTTACACAGTGGATATAGCGAAGACCGGGTATGATACAATGAGTATTTCCAGCGTGGTGATTGCTAACGGCGTTGAGAAAGTGTTGGATATTAGGTTTGAGGAGTGATAAAGTGAGAGCTTCGCAGGGGGAGATTGTGAAATGACCGGTGTGCAATGGATACAGATAATCTTTGTGGCGATAGGCGCAATCAACGTTTATGTGATGTTTGGGCTGAGCCGCAGCAGTAAGAAGAAAGATGAGCATGAAACGGAGCATAAGCGCGTTAATGAACGGCTGCAAAGCCTTGAGAACGGACAGCTTAAGGAAGACAGATTCAGGATGATACTGAAGGAAGAGCTGGGGCAGTTTGAGCTGAGGCTGATTAATGAAGGGCGGCTGGAACCTAAGATGAGAGGAAGCCATGAGTATTGAACAGATTAAAAAAAGGTAATACAGGAGCTGGCGGTGAAGCCGTTTGGGAAGAAGGCGGTGATTGCGTTTGATTTGGACGTGATGGCTGCGCTGATCCATAAGCTTTGCTGGCAGTGGAACGTGGATGTGCGGCTGTGTTTGGCTCAGGGGATATTGGAATGCCATTTTGGGTGTAATCCTGCGGCGAAGCGGAGCCGGGTGACTAAGAACATCTTTAACGTGGGCAATGTGGACGATGGGCGGAACCGGTTTTTTATGAGCTGGGAAGCGGGGCTGAGCGCGTATTGCCATCTGATGGCAAGGGAATATTGCTACAGGGATGAAGGGGCGGTGGTAACGCCTGAGATGATGATTGCGCATGACTTTACGCGGCCTAAGGGTGGAAGGTATGCCACGGCGGGGAGCTATACCCAGGATGTTGCCAAGATAGTGGCAAAGATTGATGGGCTTACGCCGTGAGAGGCTTCGCCAGTGAGAGCTAAAGCAGTGAGATTTCAAAGTGAGAGCTTCGCAAGTGAGAGTGCTGCGCACAAGTGATGTTAGTTAGTTTTAAGGCAGTGATCCCCGGCAAAACTCAGCAAAGTGTGATTGGCACAATGCTGTTGGCCAGGCTGGGAGATGGATATAATGCAATGGTGGGTGTTTCTTTTCGCTGTGTTGCCCGTAACAGTGTGGGGCAAGTGAGCGGAGGAGTGAACGATATCACTATGGCCAAGGAACAAGGATACATTGTGGCCGATGCAAGCGGGATGGTGGGTTTTACGGCCGACCGAACGGCCCAACGCGATGTAGGCGCAAAAAAAGTAAGAGACAAAACAGGAACACCAGGAGCAAGCGATGAAAACTAAAATTTTAGCATTATCCATAATGATAGCGTTATGGGTGGGCGTTTCTGCCCAAAATTATTATAACATGCAATATACCTGGCAGGAAATTGAGGCTGCGATTACGGCACTGCGGGACACGATTCCGGGGCAGATTGCTGGGAAGCTGGACAATGGGGTACGGAACATTCAGATCGATGCCAACAGCGGAGTGAACATCCTGGTAGATATGCCGATTAGCAACGCACCTGAAGGCAGTGAACACGGGTATATGTTTGCCATGGATGGATATAGCGTCCTGAGATTAGCGAGTGCAACTGCTGATGGTGATACCATTACCGGCGGATACGTTTCCATTAATACCGAAACACCTGATCCAGGCTATGCGCTTACGGTTTCAGGCTATGCGATAGCAGACCGTTGGGACGTGGCGGGAGCAGACTTCGCCGAGTATTTTGCCACGCAAACCACCTGGCCGATAGGTGTGGCGGTGGTGATTGACCATGAACAGATCAGAGAAGCCATGGCAGGAGAATATCCGATTGGGATTACGAGCGCAGGGGCGGGGTTTGTGGGCAATACCGGCAGGCCAGCTTCACCGATTGCGATTAGTGCGGTAGGCGACACGCTATACGAAGACGTGCAATATGTCCTTGTGGAGCGAGTTATACCTCATACCGGCATAACTAAGACTGCCTGGGTGCCTGCCAGCAAAGTGAAGGAACTGCCTGAAAATCCGAAGCTTAAGACCATTAGAGAAGCGGTGAAAAATCCGGATTACGCCAAGGAATATGTGCAGAGACGCAATGATCCTAACTATCAGTTAGTGGGCTTGATTGGTCAGATACCACTGCGAAAAAACCAAACACCCAACCCCAATTGGATATATATCCGCGAGCTGGATAAGGAGTGTGATTTATGGCTGGTGAAGTGAGAAAAAAAGCATTAGCAGCCGTGGTATTTGCGATGATAAGCGTGGTATGCGTGGCTTCGCTGATACTGATAATCCCCTCTGCTGTCCCGACCAGGGTTTTGCCGATGACAGTAAGCTCGCCTAATACGATTAGTGCTACGCTTCCTTTCCGGGGGCCGCAAAATATAGAGTTTGTGCGGGATGGTGATAGCCTTCGCATTAGCTGGGATGCAGTTCCGGGTGCGACGGGTTACAATGTTTATACGTGTGAGTCGCTGCGGGATACTACTATCTATGTCCCCTATGCCATGTGGAATTTTGAGAAATCATGTTTTGTTTACGAATACAGCTTTCATCCGCGATACGGCGATTGTTATGTGTATGCCACCCAAGATGATCCATATCCTGAGCCACTGATGTGGAAAGGAATAACTATATCACCATGGGAAAAAATCACGGCACAGCCCATTATCCGAACTAATTGGGCAGTGCCCAAGGCAGAAGTGCCAAGTGTCAGCAACTTTTACTACGTTACGGCGGTAAGATGAACGATATAACCATGGTGGCAGGGGACAGCGCAATAATTAAGGTAGCCGTGTTTGATGGTGATAAGAGGCAATATCCCATCACCGAATGGACGTGTGAGCTACACGTATCGGCCGAAGAGCAGAAGATATATTATGGCGAGGCCGCTGGCAATGTGGCTGTGTTTTTCATCCCTGAAGAGGAGCTCAAAGAGGGCGGGGTATTCCAGTATGAAATTGTAATTAGCGATGGGAACGGAAAAAAGTTTACCCTGAAACAGGGCACAATCACGGTATTACCAAAAACTACAAAAAGATAGGAGTAACATGATGGACATTAAGATTAAGACCGATTTGGACACACTGAGCGAGGCTTGGAACATATTGGATGAGCTGGGACTGAGTGCGGCACTGATACCCGGGAATCCGGTGGAAACGAACGGGCTGAAGCTGGCCGGGGAACTGCTGGGACAAAAGAAGCTGCATGCGTTTGTGGCGTGCATTTCGGGCATTGGGATTGATGAGGCGGGTAAGCTGAACCTGAGCGAAGCCTCTGGGCTGATTACGGATTTTTTCGTAAGTATGGCGAGCGACTTGGCGTCGCTTGCCGGTATCTGGTCGTCTCTCAAGGGGAGCCGGCAAGAATCCCCACAAATCCCTTCTGGGGAATGAAATATAAGCTGATGGTGGGGAGCTGCTACGTGAGTGGAATGGATATTGCGGAGGCGTTGTTTTATGCGGGGGAGATCGCAAAGGGAGTTGCTGCGCAAGGTGAGAGCTTTGCAGGGGAGTGTGGACAGTGAGTGATATGATTATTACACTTACGCTGAACGCGGCTGGGCTGAAGAAGGGCGTGGATGAAGCACAAGTTAAGCTGAAGACAATCCCGGACAAGAAGGAAACCAAGCTTGGGGTTGATGGCAGAAGCATGAGCAGTGCCATTGATAAGCTTCGGTCTCAGATTGTGGGCTTGGCGGCGGGGACATTTGCAGTAACCAAGGTGTGGAGTGCCTTCACAGGCGCGGTCAACATGGGTATTGCAGAAGCCCGGGGAGCTGCACAGGCACAGCGAGTGCTTAGGAGCCAGATTGAATCCACCGGTGGGGCTGCGGGCTATACTGCGGAGCAACTGACCGAAATGAGCAATAAGCTGGATAACCTGAGTAACTTTGACAATGACGACCTTCTGACTAATTTGACAATTCCGCTTACGACGTTTAGGAACATATCCGGCGAAGTGTTTGAACAGGCGCAGAAAAGCATCTTGGATGTGGCAGCAGTGTTGGGCGATCCCACCGACCCCAAGAGCTTGATGGGCACCACGATGCAGCTTGGCAAGGCCTTGAACGATCCAATACGCGGGCTGACCATGTTGAACCGCGTAGGTATTACATTTAGCAAAGCGCAACAGGAAACCATAAAGAACCTGGCAGAGACTAATCGTCTGGCTGAAGCGCAAGGGCTTATTTTGGAAGAAGTTGGCAGGCAGTTTGGGGGCGCAGCGGAAAGTAGCGTGGACAGCTCTACCAGGATAAAAAAGGAATGGAAGCAACTGCTGGAATCACTTGGCAATGAGACTTTGCCTGTGCTCGACGGGGTTAACCTGGCATTTGCGAACTTCTTTGAAGTGATGGCCAGTAACATGGATGCTTATAGCGATCACCAGGCTGATAGCGCAGCGAGAGTGTTTCAGAGTTGGAACGAATTTACCACGGCTTTTATATTGAATGCCAGGGTAATGGGGCAGGTAGTAATTCACACTGGGAGCATTGTTACCGGAGTTTTGGAGAACATGTTTACCTTGCCGAAAAACGCCATCGTAACAGGGGCACAGACGATATTGAAGGTTCTGAACAGCTTGCCTAAGGCTGTGATGGATGCAGTAAGTATTGGAGATTTACAGGGACTAAAAGAGGTTGCAAACGGCATTGGGGCTGGCTATAAAAAGGTAGGAACCGATGCCAAGGTATTTGTCCAGACGCTTGATGCAGAAATTGAAGCTGCTTTGGCAGGGATTAGAAGTTACGAGCGAGATTTTGAGAACATAACAGGGAAGAGCAAAACAAACTACGGCAAGATGTTAGACCTGCAAAAAAGCCTTAACGATTTCATGGCAACAGACGAGACGTCCGCTGCTACTGGGGACAGTGGGAAAGCAGAAAAAGCGCAGAGTGAATATGACAAGCTGCTGGAAATGCTGAAGGGATATCATTTGGACGTGCAAACAGAGACGCTTAGCGCACGTGGAAAAGAGCTGGTGATGCTGGAGGAGAAGCACAAAGATGAAGCTGCCATAATAGCTAAAGCGTTGGCTGCAAAAGAAATTGACCAGACTGAGGCGGATGCCAGGCTGTTGGAGCTGGATAAAATATATGGCCAGAAAAGCCAGGCTATTCTGACAGAGATTCAGGGAGAAATACAGGCCGATTTGCGAGCCATGGAGCAGGAAGAGATTAAGGCCGGCGCAGAGGCGAAGGCCAAGAAGTTGATGGACGAAGAGACCTATTATAACACCATGCAGTTTCTGGATGAGCGATATGTGGAATGGAAGATTGCACAGCTTGAAAAGGAAGTGGCAGCAATGGCACTTTCCGAGGATCAAAAGAAGGATATGCTGGACAAGATGAAGGCCGACCTTGAGACGAATATGGGTGACAATAACATGGATGCGGTTGGCGGTGCTGCTGGTGGACAGAGCAGTTGGTTCTTTGGCGGGGTTTTGGGTTATGACCCGGATAGTCCGAAGGATCAGGAGAAAGTCCAAGCGATTCAGGCGACTTACAGCCACATCGTAAGTGGCGCACAAAATATGGTGGGACAGCTAATTAGTTTGAGCAGACAGCGCAAAGACGAGGACATGATGCGGTTGGATGAGACGGCTGCGAAGGAGAGCTGGAGCAATGAGCGGACACTGGCTGAGAAGAAGAAGATCAATAAGAAATATGAGGCTGAAGAGCGGAAGCTGCGCAATATTCAGAAGGGCATAGCGATCACCCAGGCGATCATTAACACGGCGGAAGGGGTAACGAGTGCGCTGAAGATGGGGCCGATATTGGGGCCGATTATGGCGGTGATGATTGGGGCTATGGGCGCGGTGCAGATTGCTTTGATAGCGGCGCAGAAGTTTGCAGGGGGCGGGCTATTCCGAGGCAAAGGCGGGACTAAGGATGACCAGAACATTATTGCGGTAAGCGACCAAGAATACATCGTTAATGCGGCGGCAACCAAAAGATATTTACCCTTGCTGGACGCAATCAATTACGGTTCACAAGCTGGCTCCGTGGTGAGCGGAATGGCGTTTGCGGGTGGAGGAATGGTGCGGGGTGGAAATACGCTGGAAGCCAAGCTGGATGCGATCCACAATGACCTGCAGGTGCTGAATCTGAACCTGGTGAAGAAGAAGATGAGCGTGAGCGTAACGGCACAGACCGGGGTGCAGACACTGATAAAAGAGATTGACGAGACCAGGCTAAGGATGGACAGACGTGGCTACGTTCCTGCTGTATAAGGAAAGTGTAAGCAGCCAGAACGACATCAGCAGTCTGATTTATGACTTGTCGGCGTTTGCGTATAAGATTAATGACGACTGGACATTTGAGCTGCCGGAAGTGCAATTTAGCAGCACGCTGTATATTACGCCCGGAACCTGGATTATCATTGCGGAAACGGGCTATACGAGCCTGAAGCAGATAGTGTTTTACGTGAAAAAGCTGACCTGGGACAGCAAGCGGAAGATGTATGACTACACTTGTCCGCATATTTTGGAGCAGCTGGCAGACATACCGGTGCGCAATTTTGCGAATGACGGGGCAAGCTGGAGCGATATTGCACTGGCTTATAACCAGTGGAATTTTCAACTGGGAGCCTGGGAAACGCAGGGGCAGGAAGTGGTTTGGGAACGGTGCCTGGTATCGGCATTGATAGCGATTAAGATGATGATTTACAGGATTACCGGCACGAGCGTTGGTGATATAGACAGCAGCAAGATAGACGACGAAGCATCGCTGTATTATTGGCGTGATAACGGGACAGGGCCGTGGGTTACAACGCCGATTACGTATGCCGAACTGGGGCTGAATCTAAACTGTTTGCAGCGGATGGGATCGGAGGATCACACTGTGTTCGCCGAAACGGAATTTATCAAGGTGTATAAGATGACAAGTTGCCTGGAGGCACTGCGGTATATATGCAGCGCGCTGATGGTGACGATTGATATATTTAGGGCGGACTATGTGATAGATGCGTTTGCGGTATCGGCTGCGCCTACGCAAGCGAATACGTTGGATTTGACGCAGACTGCTTTGGAACCGCCAAGGCTGGCAGAGATTACGACGCAGCGGTTGACGGGTGGGAGCTTTGAATGGAGATTTGGGTATTGGGATGCTGAAGGGGACTATGTGCCATATACTTATGGCGTGGATAGCCCGGACAGGACAATTGTGGAACACCAGGTGGCTGATGAGAATACCGGTGTGGCAAACATAAAAGCTTTGAGCATCAGGTATCCGAACTTTTTTAGAATATTCCAGATTGCAGGGACGAACTACCAAGCTGCCACAGTGGTGATATTGAACGGTGAAGACGGGACGCATGAACAGGAGCAGTATTTGGCGGCATTGCGGGCATTTTGGGATGTGTCGTATAGCCGGAATAAGTATGAAATAGCATCCCCGGGGTTGGAATTGCGGGTGCCATACGTAGAACACGACTTGGCGGCGCGCAGAATGAAATATGAGGTGATTACATGATATTGGTGCCAGAGATATTAGACCCGGTGCTGAAAAGCGCAGGAGGGACGAGCTACACGCTGACCAATGCCATATTGGATTATGATATTGATGATAGCACTGACGAGCTGGTAACGTCTGTGCTGAACGGCGATCAGGCGGTAATTGAGGGTGGTGATTATTTTAGAGGTGAGATTGATTATCATGGGGTTTCAGTGGCCAACTATGTGGCTTTAAAGGCACTGCAACGGACGTTGTGCAGATTGTGGCCGTTTGGGCAGGGAAGTATTGCGGGCAGCAGTCCGGCGAGGTATTATCCCTATGTGGATGTGATTATCCTGAGTGTAAAGCCATATCACCGAAACAATAGGCTGTATGTGGACGCATGTATTATCAGCTTTGTATCGCAGAAATATTATACTCTGGTTCGTGCTGCGGATAATGGGATACCAGTGCCGCCTTAATATGTGGCTGTATTGCTATAGATAATTGCCAAAAGTTTGGCAAAAACCAGTTAGCTTTAAGTTGGCTGGTTAATTTTTTGCCAAGGTTTTGGCAATAATGGGGAGGGAAAATTGCCATAAGTTTGGCAAAATGGGTGGTGCTGAGGTTTTTGCCAAACTTTTGGCAATAATGGGGAGGGAAAATTGCCATAAGTTTGGCAAAATGGGTGGTGCTGAGGTTTTTGCCAAACTTT